ACGGCGAAGCCGCGCCTCCATCGGCTCCCGGACCCGCGCCCAATAGTAGGGCGAGAGTTCGGGCTCGTCCGTGCGCTCCTTGTACGCGTCGTCCAGCACCTTCTGGTAGGAAGGGAGCTGGTATTTCTGTTGAACTCGCTTGAGAGCTTGCTGCTCCCGGTTCGACAGGTCACGCGCGTCCTTCGTCAGTACAGGGGTGACGGACTCGATGTGTCCGTTTTCATCCCGCACCATGTCGAAGTGGAGCAGCCGTCGCAAGCCGGTGAACCGGCACACATCGTCGCACCATTCGGTGGCGATGATGTCGTAAAGCTCGCGGTCATGCGCACACAGGTGCGCGTGGCCAACGTCCTTATCCAGAACGTGTTCCGCGAACTCGCGCAACGGTTTGCCGGCCGATCGCGACACCACCGCGCTCCTTCTGGTTAGCAGTTGGGAGCGTAGGGGTGCCACGGTCCAGTGGCGGGGCGGATTAGCCACCCGCGCCAAGTCGTCCTTCACAGTGTCTGCGGGGACGATCTGCTTCCCGAGGTAGGAGAGGGCTTCCATTTGGTCCCTCCCTTCCACACGAAGCTCCAGGCCGAAGACACGTTTGGCAATCTGCGCTAGTTCATCCGGGTCCAAGACACTATCAGTCCCCCACAGGTTGTCGTCACCTGTGTTGTGGACGGTGTTGAACTCGTAGAACTGCGCAGGTGGCCTGCCCGTGGCTACGCTCCAGACCCCGATCATAATGGCGCGCATGCCCCAGGTGTTGTCCCAGGACGTCGCGCTTTGACCGGTGCCTCCGCCGCGCGTCTTCTCGAAGACCGCGCCGGAGGCCAAGTCAACCAAGGTTGCGTTCTGCATAGCGACGTATTTAGCTCGCAGTACCTCGGCGACTTGAGGGACGGGGCCGTTGCGAGCCCCTAGTTCTCCCAGACGGGCCAGCACTTCGAAGCTCCACGGAGGGGCGAAGCTATCGTAGGCGGTCACATCAGCGGAGAACTGGACCTTGCGGCGCGCAATGCCCTCGGCGATCGAGGACATATAGCGCGCCGTATTGGGCATCCCGATTCCATGGTTCGCCTGGCGCCACGTGGAGCGTTTATTACGCTCTAATTGGACCACCTGATCCATGAAGGAACTCGGGAGGTCCTGGGCGACGACCGTCCGGAGTTTCCCCGGGCGAGACACCTTCTCAGCAGCCACGACTTGCATTTTAGCAAAGGCGTGGTAGAGCTGGGGGGGGTACTCTCCACGGGCGAGACGGTCGTAGGTGGAGCGGATGATAGCATCCACCCACCCGGTACGCCCTAGGTCAGCCCTCGTCTTGTACCTGCCGATGAACGGCAGACCTGGCGAGTATTTCTTCACGAGGTGGGCCCACACAGTGCGTGGGCTCACCACCTGGGGTTGGTCGAACGCCGCTGGATGCGCCTTGAACAGCGCATCGGCGACCTCGTACGCCAGCTCCATTTCGTCGGGCGTGTTCTCATGGGGCGGGGTGAAGTACCGCTCCAATGACAACTGCCGATTTTCGTCCGTCGAATGCCACATCCCGTCGATGCCCTGGCGACCGCCCAAGGTCATGTACTTGACCGCCCGCTCTTCGAGCGTGGCGTCGAGCTGCCAGGAAACCGTGTCGAGCAAGGACGGATAGCGTGTCTCGCCAGCCGACACCCGGGGCCGCGTGGGTAACCACTGCGGCCGTGTGAAGGTGTCCACCAGTGCCAGCTTCGGGTCGTCCCCCCGGTACCACTTGTTCAGAGTGGCTATGACCGAGTGGAACCCGGGGGGGCCGACCTCCGGCTCACGAGCGAACTCGTGGGCAGCCACGGTCATCCAGTCCGACCGTCGGAAGCCCTCGATGTTGGCCTTGCCGAGAATCGCCCACACGTTCTTTTGTCGTTCGACATATGGGAGCGCGGCCTCGTCGGCAGCGGCGGCCAGGACATCGGCGAATTGCTCGATAGGGTAGACGACGCCCGCCGCCCGTAGGGCATCGAGCGCCTCGGCCAGAAGGCCGAGTGCAGCGGGTGGAGCGGATGATAGCATCCACCCACCCGGTACGCCCTAGGTCAGCCCTCGTCTTGTACCTGCCGATGAACGGCAGACCTGGCGA